ACCTACTTATACAAAAAGCGGAAATCCCACTCTGATCGCACGCGGCTTATGTTCTGGAGTTCGATATCATTTATACCAGGTACTAGACTAATCAATGCATGATTTGTATCAATTCCTCGATTGACACCGTTCCTTTTCGGGTATACACCATCTAATTCAATCCAATCACCACGTCTTGTGCTAAATTCAGGATGATAGATAAACCGTTCACCAGTAGTACGATTAAATATATTTAGTTGACCATCACTTTCACCTTCTACATTGATCCGCAAATCATGTTCCCGAGGATCTACTGTGAAATCTCCCGGATTGAAAATGATAAATCTACTAGTATCGTGCGTGTAGCTATAATCCTCAGATGCTAAACCTTGCGAAAATTGCCAAGTTGATTCTAATGAAAAATCGTCTAGACTTGTGGCAATTGACTCAGCATGCCCGCGATAGCAATAAAACAAAATCGTCCCATTAACGTATCGGCTTGTTACTTGTTCATAATCAATCGCGATTCTCACACGATATCTCTTGCCCGGCTCATTTGGATTAACTAAGTAAATAAGCTGCTTGTCAATTATGAAACTTTGAAACTCTGTGACGAAAAGAGAAGCATCTTGATATGAGGAAACATTTATTAAAAAGTCTGTACTTATAAAAAAGCCATTATACCTCTCGTTACTAATCTGGCTTCCGTCCACTCCTTCAAATTGTATAAAAGTTTGTTCGAGATTCGGTGCTTCTCTCTTCAAACCAGAAAATTTTATTCTGGGGAAACACTCTTTTAATGAAGATTGTGCACCACCTTTTATGATTAAAACATCTGATCCCACTAAATCCCCCCTAATCCTTTATTCGCAAATAAACGCTCCAAAATGATCGCATTGTTTCTATCTGCTGCAGATGCTATGTCTTTTTCTGAAATAACAAGCTCTTTGCGAGCTATTACCTCAAGCAACTTAACAACTTTTTTTAGATCTGAAGTATTTTTCTCTGTACTACTAGTCAATACTCTCTCCGTGCGTGAACTTGTAGTCCAATCATTGATTCTGCTAAATGCAGTATCATCGAAACTTGTTCCATGTTCATACCGCGGCAAAGTTTCCATCATTTTTGAAATAGATGGCCATATTTTTGTCCCTCTAGGAAGATCATAAAGCGTCCAATCGGGAGGAGATACACCAAAATCGCCTTGAGGTGTAAGGAAGGGCTCGGCTTTGCCTCCATCACCAAGCCAAACAGGCCCACCTTGAAAATATGGATCCCCGGTAGCCTTCTTATTTGTCGGACCAAAAATTTCACTCTCAACTCGGACGGTTCTCGTCATAACAGGATCAAAAGATAAAAATCCGTTAATAGAATCTATTGCGGCTTGAACAGGAGAAGATACCTCATTGATCCCTCGTGCTGTTTTTGAATCAATATTGATTTCCCGATTATAAGTATTGATCGAGGAAGTAGCTCCAGAAACTTTGCTTAATAAGTCTAAGTTTTCTCCAAATAAGGTCTTCAAATGAGGTAAAACATTGCGATTGTACTCTTCAACCGAAATCGTGCCATCACGAACTTTGGATAAAATATCCTCATTGTTTCCTAGCATCAGCTTAACTTCGGTAGGTAATGCGTTCCAAGCATTGAAAGAAGCTTCTGATGCTGTTACTTTATCAAGTAAATCTTGATTATTCGCTAGAATCTCCTTAACGCTAGTTGGCATTTCATTCCATTGCCCCAAAGCTGTTTCTGATGTTGCAAGTACTGCCAAAAAGTCATAGTTGTCGCCCAAAAGCTCTTTTGTATCATCAGGGATTTCTTTCCACCGATTGTAAGCTTCTTCAGATTCATTTAATTTGCTTAGCAGATTAAAATTATCAGCTTTCAAATCTTTTATTTCTGGTTCGAATGCTTCCCATAACCCTAGATCAAGCATTGTTTCTGCCATAGCTTCTGGTGTGTTGGAATAAAGAAATGCTGTTTTAGCTTCAAGGGACATCCCTTCCCAATTACCAGCTGATTCTAAAGCTTCATACATCGTTATAGAAAATTCATCTTGAAGGATTGCTTCTTTGTCTCCCCAAGCCATTCCTTCCCACCAGTTGTTAGCGAGCGCTGCTTCACCAATTATTCTTTTAGCGTTAGAGTCTAAATCCGCCTCATGGATCAACAGTTTCATGTCATTCCATGTTTGCGCATCTTTTGTCGCCTCGATAATTACCTCGTTGGCATTTGTCTTTACTTCACCGTTCTTATCTTCGAACACAAGTCTATTCCAAGTTTCAGCGGCATTGCCCAAAACTCTATTCGACTCATCTGCACGCCAAGCCTGCTTTTCAGCATTTTTGGTAGCATTGATTGCTAACTGGCGGCTCATATTTTCCGCGTTTTCGATAATCGATTTATTGTTAGCAATCATCGCTTGACCAGCTTCGCTAGTGGCATTTATTAATTGTCCATTTGCTAGGGAAACTTCATTTATCAGCTCTGGATACTTAGCGGTAATTGCAGCCATTTGAGCATCAAAACCATCAATCGTAGTTTGGTTAATCTCATCCCAAGCACCTAAGAATTTCTGTGCAAATTCACCTTCTAAATTATAGCCAAGCGCTTCGAGGTTCTTTTCCATGTCTTTTCTTAACTCGGTTGAATTTTCTGCAGCAGCTCGACGCTGTTCGCCTAAAGCTTGTAACCATGCTTTCGATTGCTCTTTTGTCGCATTTTCGACATCAGCGTTCATTGCATCCAGAATTCTTGATTTCTCATCAGCCGATACATCAAGAGTTTCCACGTAAGCTCGGGTTGTGTCTCTAGCTAAATCTTGAATGATTTTACTTTCTGCAACACTAAGATCACGATCGTGTTTGGCTGCATTAGCTTTGATCTCACTGATTCGTTGCGTATTTTCTTGTGCCGTTACCAACGCATTTTCCGCTGCCTCAATCTCGCCTTCTAACATACTTTTCATTGCTGCATCAAAAGCTTCCGGAAGCTCATCAAGTAGACCTTTAAGTCCCTCAATTTTTCGTGATAAAGAATCTTCAATAGTACGCCCAATAGATTCAACACTTTCAACCATTTTAACTGAGTCAGTTTCAAAGCCTTGAGCCATCATTCCGAACTGTCCAGCTGCTGCTTCAGTATCGTTTTTAACAGACGATAATGTCTCGTGGGTAACGGCTCCCACATCTGTGCCCCATTCACGTGTCCTGCGGGATGATTCGATAGCTTCTTTACCCCAAGTTTGATAAGCAATGGCTCCCAAACCTAACGCTGCAACTGTTAATCCTAGCGGTGAGGTTAGCAAACCTAAGCTTTTAGCAAATAATCCAGTTCCGCCCTTAGCTCCTAAAATAGAAGTAGTGAACCAGTTTGATTTATCAGTTGCTGTTACAACCTCGCTTGCCAATCGAACTGTTCCATCGCTAGCGACTGCTAATGCTTCTTTTTTAGCTCTCAACGTTCCGGAAACTTCTCCGATTTTTTTTGCAAAATTGCCAACTGTCGATATACCACCACCTATGTTACTTAGAAAAGAACCAGTAATGCTTGCTGCTGGTCCAATTGCTGCAGTATATAAGAGAGTATTGACAATTGTTTCTTGTGTTTCTGGGCTTAATTCCGAAAACTTCTTGGCCAGATCAGCCAATTTCTCAATCAATGGTTGAGAAGCCGCAATCGCATTCCCAAACGCATCCAGAAATGGTCCGCCCATATCAATCGCCACATCTCGCACTTGGTTTTTAACTACACCTAATTTGTGCGCGACCGTCTCTTGTCGGATCGCGTACTCATCCGCCAAAGCAGTTCCCTCATCATATGCTTGATTTCCCATTCGAATAGAATCAGAAAAAAGATCCGATGCATTCGCCCCACGTAACAAAGCATCGCGCAAACGAACTTCACTGATTCCCATGTCGTCAAGAACTTTTATCGTGGAGCTTCCTTGTTCCTCAGCTTTTGATAATCCGACAACAAATTCCATAATTGCCTCAGCAGGGTTTTCTTTAAATAGATTGGCAAACTGTTCACTTGTCATACCTGCAACATCCGCAAATTCTTCTAAACTGGTCTTTGAATTATCAGCCTCTTTATACATTTTTCTGAGTTCGGCTGACGTGAAGCCCATTTTTCCAGAAACATCCGTTAACTCCTTACCTCCATTGCGAACAGCTAACGTTAATTGTTCCCAAGAAACTCCTTGATCTTCTGCGTGAGCTTTTAGTTCATCGAATGCCCCAATACCTGTTTCAGTAGCTAGCTGCATCTCAATCATAACTTTAGAAAAAGCAGTACCACCCGCTTGAGCCTCGATACCAACTGATGATAGAGCTGCCGCAAAACCTAATATTTCACCTTCAGTCATCCCTACTTGAGTTCCAGCTGCCGCTAGATTCATCGCCATGTTACCTATCTCGGCTTCAGTTGCCGCAAAGTTATTTCCAAGCTCAACCAAAGATGAACCGAGATTTCTAAACTCGGTTTGTGGCATACCAGTAATATTAGCTAAACGTGCTAAGGCAAATGAGGCATCTTCCGCACTAAAAACTGTAGTCTCCCCTAACATTATCATCGTTTCAGTGAAATCAACTACATTTTGTGTTTCAATGCCTAACTGACCAGCTGCTTCAGCAACTCCGGCTATTTTGGAATGACTTGAGTGGTATGTACTTGTTAATCCGCGCAGTCCAGCTTCTAACTCATCGTAGGAATATACAACTTTTCCGTTTGAATCAACCACCTCATCATTTGTTTTCATGACACTGGCAAAATCTGTTTCCCAGTCCATTGCAGCTTTAGTGACTAAACCAGCCCCTGCCATAATTGGTGCTGTAACTCCCATTGAATATTTTTTACCAAAGGAAGACATGCCATCACCAACGGAACTGACCTTGCCACCAAACTTTTCCATGGCTTCGCCACTTTTTGTCCAATTGGATTCGCCAATAGCAATCTGTTTACCTAACTCGTTATGTTGGTTAGTTAGCCTTTCAAGTTCTGCTACTGTCTTGTTAACAGCTGCCTCAGCACTTAAAAGCTGTGTCTTTTGATCAGCAGTTGCGTTATTGACATCGCCAATGCTTTCAGTCAAACCATCATATTTTTCTCGTTGCTTTGCTAACTGCGCCGTATAGTTCTCAATGGCTTTCCCTGTTAAATTGTACTGCGCTTTTTGATTAGTTATTTTCTTTGAGTTGTTATCCCAAGCTGTGCCTTGAGAATTCAATGCCGTCTCTTGAGCTTTCATCGCATTATTGATCGATCGCATTTGAGTTTCTAGAACCCTTGATGACTGCTGAAAAGGATCAATATTAAGGCTTGCTGTAGTAACTAAATTCCCTAAATTTGTTGACAAGGTCTCGCCTCCTCCCTACATAAGCATCGCCAGAAAGTCTTCTGTTAATTCTGATTCCTGCTCTTTTTCTTGGAACATCTCGTTGAATATATCGAGATCTTCCAAGGTCATATCTAATATTTCAGGTAATTTATAACCGCTTCTCATTAAGGATTGGATAATATTTTTGAGTGATTGGAAGGCTTCGTCTACACTGGCTGCTTTTTTTCGCCTTCTTCCTCCCCTTCATATTCTTTTTCTTTCTTTTCTTCTTTTATCTCTCCGCCAAGAGCCAAAACGAGCGTTTTATCAATAAGTATCTTGTCTTTAATATCTAGACCGTCGAATAGCTGTTCAGGTGTAAATTGATTGCCAAAAATCTTTGAAATTGTCTCTGCAAGATGTTTTTGAACAATTTCAAACTCCTCTGGATCATTTAGTTTTTCCGGATCACTGTAATGGTTGTCTCTGATGATCTGGTGCTGCATCGCATAAATACTTTCTTTTAAAGTAAAACGCGACTTTGTGTACGTTCTTTGTTCTCCATTTATTAATAAAGTAATTTCAATCACTATGATTCCTCCTTATAAAAAAGAGAGGGAAAATCCCTCTCTAGGCTTCTGGAATTGTAATTCCACGGAAAACTTTTTGTCTGAACTTCGCTAAATCAAAATCTGGACTATCGGCACGTGCGATAATATGGGTAATGCCATCGTTACGCGGTTCAAAGTTTCCGACGACAGAATCTGGTTGTCCAGTTGGTGTCTCTGCCCGAGTATTAAGATCAACCCCGCCAGGCATGAACTTGCCCTTAACCAATCCAAACCACACAAACTGCCCTGTGTTCAGTCGAGAGCGGAAAATGTGAGCAGTGTATGGGATGTTCATATCAGCTGTGTACACTTCCATACCGTCTTCTAACTCAATTCCATGTAATACAGCTTTATGTTCTGATTTAATATCTGCATTCCCGATAGTTAACGCTAATCCAGAAATACCACCATCTAAAATTGCCCATAATGCATCATCTGCTTGGAATGTTCCGGTGTTAAACGTTAACGCTAACTGAGCTGAGGTTAACCCGGGGATTCTCATTGGTTGACCAGTAACTCGATCTGATTCATCCAGTTTTGCTACTTCCCAATTATCCAAACCAATTTTTACTGTATTTGTTGTCTCTGCCATTTATTTATTCCTCCTTGTTTTTCCAATCAAAAAACCGATACTTTCTGTTGTTCATCAACAGATCAATATCG